CAGAGTGTGGTCGAGAAATGGTCCGATCCGGATTTTAAGATTACGAAAGAAGAATGGAGAATAGAACACGCAACAAGACAGATAGGACTCAGACTAGATCAATACATAGACTTTGATATTGATAATCCAATTGTAAAAAAATTTGTTGGCAACCATATAAAATCTTGTGGTGCTATATTTGGAAGAAAAAATAATCCATCAAGTCATTATCTTTGGTCTGGCACATCAGACTATAAAAAATTTTCATTACCAAAAGAATTAGAAAACTATTATAAAGATTATAATCACGGTGCAACACTGTGTGAGATAAGACATGGTGCAAATAAATACACATTAGTTCCAGAAACAAAATATCATTCAACAAACGAAACAGTTAAGTGGGTTAAGTACGATGGTATAGATGAGTATCCAGGTAATATAAAAGTTGATCTAGGTAAGATAGCTTTGTCAGCAGCATTATGTATTACATATGCAGGATCGGGACAACGAGATGATTATTGTACCGCAATAGCAGGAGTTTTATTAAAACATACAGAATGGAATACGAATGAGATAGATGATTTTATTTATCAAATAGCGGTGATAGCAAAAGACGAAGAGTATAATAAAAGAAAAGGCAAAGGGACTTCACACAAAAAAGCAAACAGAAAATTTGGTATGCCAAAACTTGCAGAAATAATAGGTTGTTCTACAAAAACAATAGCAACACTATTTAGCTGGATAGGTGTACAAGAGGCAACAAGCGAAGAAGCAAAACAATCAATAGGTCAGATTATAGAGTATGGCAGTGACAGATATTTTGTAAAGATAAACGCTGTGGTACAGGGGGAGGCTGTAGAAAAAACAATTACAGTTGATGGTCCTACACTTAGAAACAAAAAATTATTTTATGACGCTGTAATTAGTAAAGCATCTGTTTGGATTCCAGAAATGAAACCTGCAGACTTTGAAGAGATAATGCGTAGAAAGTATGAAGCAAGAGAAAAATCAAAAGATTATGTAGAAGATGCAGAAGAAGATTTAAGGTTTGTAAAGTATTTTAAAAATTATATTTCAGAACAGAAAGCATACACAAATAAAAAAGAACTAGCCTACTTTGGTCTACCTTACTATAATCAAAGCAATAACATTTTAGAATTTAACTTAGATAAGTTTGAAGATTATTTATTAAGACAGAAAATAAATTTATCTAGAGTTGATCTTGTTATTAAGTGTCAAAAAATTTTGAAAGCAAAAAAGAATCACGGTAAGTTTCAAAACAAATCTTGTGTATCGTGGCGTATTCTTAATCAAAAGATTGAAACAGAAGATTTAATTATAGAAGGTAATTACGAGGAGATATCAGATGATAGAGCCTAAATTTATATCAGGACCACCAGGGACAGGAAAAACTTCTACTTTTATAACTCAAAAATATATAGAATTATTAAAAAAATATTCCTATGACAGAATAATAATACTGTCTCATACCAACGTTGCGGCTGATGAGATAAGAGATGAGATATTAAAATTACCAGAGGTGAAAGAAAAAGGACTAACTAAGAAAACTTTTAAATACAGAATCTGCACAATACATCGATATTGTAAAAATAAATTGGTAGGTCGAAAAGAAAAATTTAGTTTTCAAGATCACAAAAATATTTGCATGATAGAATCTTTGTTTAAACTTCAACAAGTTAAAGAATCTGATTTTGATAATGATAGACACATGTTTTACAAATATTTATCAGATGCGTTTGGTGCAGGTATGTCTTTGAAAGAATACTGGAAAGGATGTGATAAAAATTCATACAAACCTTATAGTCTAAATTCAATTGAAGAAATGTTACCTCACTATGAGAAATATAAAAAAGACAATCATGTCTGTGATTATGATGATATGATAAGAGACTTCATAGATAAAGCTGTAGAGCCAGACATAGATGCTTTGATAGTTGATGAGGCACAAGATAGTAACGTGCCACAAAGAGAAGCATTAGAAAAAATGGCAACTAAAGCAAAAGAATATTATTTAGTTGGCGATGCGGATCAAACTATATTTGAATTTGCAGGAGCAGATGCAGATTATTATCATAGATTATCAAGAAATGCTGAGCAATTAGAACAAGGTCATAGATGTGGGAAAACTATTAATGCTTTGTGTAAAAGAATTATTAGACCGATATGGGAGCATTATGGGTACGAGAGGACCTGGAGATCAACAGATGTGATTGGCAATCATTATCATTTACCTAATTTAGAAAATATGTCTAGTGCAATGGAGATCTTATTAGATAAGATAAGAAATACTAATGAAACTTTTTTATTTACCTACAGACAAACGCCATCTGATTCATCAATTAAAAAATTTTTTAGAAATAATGGCATAGAGTTTGCACATGTAGGAAACACGGCCCACGTACCAAAAAAAGAAATAAGATGTCATAAATTGTGGCCTGATTTTTGTAAAGGAGTGCCTATGCCACTCAAACAAATAAAAGATTTTTGGAAATACATGGGTAGTAAAGTTATCGTAAGAGGTAAAGGTGAAGAGACTTTTGAAGACTGGATAGATAGAGATTATACCATTTATACTTTAATTGATAAAAAATATTTAAAATTTGAAGCTACACAAGAAAAAGACTTTTGTTTAGTAAGAGTGCAAAGGGGCAAGAAAGAAGATTATCAAAAAAGATTATTATACATAAAAAAAATATTACAAAAAGGTTTTGATTCGGAAGGAGATATAAGAGTTCAATATGCAAACATGCATACAGTAAAAGGTTTGACGTTTGACAATGTTGTAGTCGATGAATCTAGATTTAGAAAAGAAGATTACTTTACACAACTAAGATTAAAATATGTTGCTTACAGTCGTGGTAAATATGATTGTTGGACCATTTCAACTCAAGATAAATTTAAAAGGAGGCTAGGAGAAAGATGATTAGAAAACAATTAGATTTGTTTGAAACAAAGTACGATGTAATTAATCAAAAAGTTGATGATACTTTTTGGGCGTATCATGCAGGTATGGCTGATGGAGATGGATGTTTTTATGAAATATCAGATACAAGACCATATTATAGTTTAGGTTTAATAGATAAAAATATTATAAAAGAAATATCAGATCTTTATGGTGTAAAACTTTGTGTAGAAAAGAGATCAAAAGGACATAAAAAATTTTATAGGTCATCACTTTCTGGAAAAAATGTAAGACATTTTTATTCAAAGGTGGCTCCTTATCTAATAGAAAAAAATAAAAAAGTAAAAGAACTATGTAGAAAACATAAGATTAAAATAGATGATGTAAAACCTATAAGTTTAGCACAGAGATTAAATTGGTTGTGTGGTTATTTTGATGCCGAAGGACATGTTGCAATGAGAATTGCTAGAAATGAAAAAAGTAATACACATAATTTTAATTTTAAATTAAGATTTACATCATGCAGTAAGTTTACATTAAGATATGTTAGATATTTATTAAATACTGTTTTTAATCGTAATGGTAAAAAATCTACCATAGCAAGCTTATATAAAAAACCTGATAAAAGAGAAAATAGAAAACAGTGTTATGATTTAGAAGTTAGGAAAGCACAAAAAGTACATTTGTTTGCAAGAGTTTTTCATCCTAATATAAAAGTAAAAAGAAAAATAGATAAGTTTAAAAAAATTTGTAGCTATTCAGACCTATGCGCTCATTTAAAATGGACGTTTGGACAAATAAATTTTAAAACAAATACAAAAATGAGAGAAAGGTGGTTAAAAAAATGACACACAAAGAATTATTTAAAGGAACAACTTATGATTCTTTAGAAAAGCAGGTAGGCGGGAAACATTATAAAAATTTTCGCATACAGCCAGCACACTTTATAAACGAAAACAAATTGCTTTTTGCAGAGGGTAATGCTATAAAATATATTTGTAGACATCAAACGAAAGGTAAAGAAGAGGATATTAAGAAAGCGATACACTATTTAGAAATGATATTGGAGAGAGATTATAATGTGTAGTACACCAGATGATTTAGATCTTAATGGTGTTGATACGGTTGCAGTAGACATCGAGACATACGATCCTAATCTTAAAACAAAAGGTTTAGGTGCAATACGTAATGATGGTTTTATCTGTGGGATAGCGGTCGCGACAGGTAAAGAAACTGTATATTTTCCTCTGCGTCACTCAGATATATTTATAGATTTTAGAAGAGATGAAAAGATCTGGAGTGCTCTTAACGATAGGATATTTCAAAACGAAAAGATTACAAAAGTATTTCACAATGCGATGTATGATGTCTGTTGGATTAGAGCAGTAACAGGTATGATGATTAAGGGTAGAATAGTTGACACTATGATAGCAGCATCTGTTATTGATGAAAATAGATTTAGATACTCACTAGATTCATTATCAAAAGATTATCTTAATGAAGAGAAATACAAATACGATTTACAACAAAAAACATTAGAATGGTCTGGTGGTACAGTGAAGGATCCAATGACTAACATGCATAAACTTCCTGCATCAATCGTAAAAGAATATGCAAAGCAGGATGTAAACCTGACTTATAAATTATGGAATCTTTTTGATAAAAAAATTGACGAAGTATTATACACTAAAGAGGATGGAGAACAAAAGACTTGTAGACAAATATTTGAATTAGAAACAAAATTATTTTTATGTTTAGTTGACATGAAATTCAAAGGCGTTAGAATAGATGTCGCAAAAGCGATCGAGTTTGGAAGACATCTCAAGAAACGTAGAGATCAAATTATAAAAGCAATAGAAAGTAAAACTTCAATACATGTTGACATCTGGGCTGCATCATCAATAAAAGTTTTGTTAGATCATTTGTGTATTAAAGATTACAAGGTCACTCCTAAATCTAAGATGCCACAATTACCAAAAGACTATCTTAAAACACATAAAAATAAATGTTTGCGTATGATTGCAAAAGCAAGAGAATATGACAAAGCAGTGAATACATTTATAGATGGTTTGTTAGATTACGTGTATGAGGGTAGAATACACGCAGATATAAATCAAATTAGATCAGATTCAGGTGGTACAGTTACTGGTAGATTCAGCATGTCAAATCCTAATTTACAACAGATTCCATCAAAAGGTTTTATAGGTAGTAAGATGAGAGAATTGTTTATACCAGAGGATGGCTGTAAGTGGGGTAGCTTTGACTATTCACAACAGGAGCCACGTATTGTGGTACATTACGCCATAAAACTGGGCCTACCAGGCACAGAGAGCCTTCAACAAGAATTTGATAAGGATGATGCGGATTTTCATCAGATCGTTGCTGATATGGCTAATATCTCCAGGAAACAGGCAAAAACGATCAACCTAGGTCTGTTCTATGGCATGGGTAAGATCAAGCTACA